CGATATATAGGTATACACTTTTTTTATAGGAGTAACAAATGATTCAAGGTTTACAACGTGCGATGCTCAACGCATACGACAATTACAAAAGGGCAACAGAAGATATTGAAAAGAACGTAGAGAAGATTTCTAGTGGTTCGAGAATTCCGAATTTCAGTGATGATAGTGTCGATTCGGCATCAGTCGTCCGAATGACCAATAAGATAGCTGCATTGGAACAAGCAAATCGGAACGTTAAAAATTCACAAGATCTGTTATTGACTGCCGATACTGGAATTGCTCAAGTCAGATCTATTGTTGAACGTTTGAAAGAAATTGGTATTCAATCTGCAAACGATACTATTACAAATGAAGAACGAGTAATTCTTTCTGCTGAGTATGACCAGTTAATTGAGGAAGTTGATTTTGTAGTTTCGACTACCAAGTACAATGGTATTGAATTACTAGATGGAACTTTTATGAACAAGACCGTTGCAATTGGTATCAATGATGATCCTAATGAACAGGTTCAATTATCATTAGGTGATGCATCTGCTAGTGTATTGGGTGATCAGGTTGATGATGGTGATGGTATTACAGCAATCATAGATACTGATATTGATGATGGTTCAAATGCAGCTGGTGCAGTTGAAATACTTGACATGGCATTAGAAGATTTGACTGCTCAACAAGCATATATTGGTGCATCCATTCGTAGGTTTGATTTTACTATTACTAATCTAGAAGGTATGATTCTACGAACAGAAAATAACAAAAATAGTTTGACTGCATTGGATGAGGCGAAAGAAATCACTGATATGTCAATAAATCAAATTAAACAACAAACAGCATTGGCAATGATGGCACAGGCACAGTCTTTGTCACAAACTATATTCCAACTTCTACAAAATCACTAAACTTGGTACGGAAATTGCAGCTGTATAAGTAAGACTATTTTATACAGGATGAATCATGAATATAACTGAAGAAGAATTTTTGGAGTTGAAGAACATACCAACTCCAATTCAGTTTGAATCAGGGGTGGAGAGTTTGATGGAGGAATGTGGAATAGAATCTTTCATTGATGGTATATTGGAATACTGTACTCGTAATGAGATAGAGACAGAAATAGTTCCGAAATTGATTACCAATGAACTTAGAGATAAGTTGTTCTATGAAGCTAAATCATTGAACTTTCTACCCAATGATGGTATGTTACCAATATGACAGATAAGTTTGCCACCTATATGGTGGAAAACCAGTATATACCTGGATATAAAGCCTTTAGAGTTTGGTGTCCAATGTATGTTTGGTTTAATAAAAAGAACTTACGAACTGAAAGAGATTATTATGGTGTTCGTAAAAGATTGAAGAAAGAATCCTTTTATAGACATATACAACAAGGTCGAGAGGATAATAGACAGGAGGTGTTGGCTGAATGGGAAAGAATGTATTCAACAGAGGATGAATTACGGGATGCATTTCTTTCAAATTTTGTAAATGGGGATCATCATGGTGGATTGTGGAAGTTGGATTCACATGAGATCTATAAGAATTGGAAAAAACGAATACAGTCTATGACGTATGTATTTCGTGAGGATATTGAGACTTTGGTGAATGATTCTAATGGAACTGAATTCTTTTTTAGTAAGGGTGGGAAAAATCCACTTTTGTTGGAATATGTGAATCAGAAAAAAGTTGCATGGGAAACACTTATCATACTCAATCAGTTGTCAAACAATGAAATATTTGATAAATATGATGAGGAGCTAGATGATCCACGTTGGGAGAAATTGAAGTTGTTATCTATGAAGTACTCTGTACTTTTGAACATCAATTATGACGAATACAAGAAGGAAATGCTTGACATTTCCAAAAAACTGAATACTTAGAATACAAAGCTATACAAAATAAGGAGAATACGAATATGTCGTTTGCAACTTTGAAACGAAATCAGAAAGATCTGATGAGTAAACTTAAAGAAGAAGCTACCAAACTGAAGGATCCTGATAAGAAAGGTTATGAGGATGATCGGTATTGGAAACCTGAACGTGATAAATCTGGTAACGGTTATGCAGTTATCCGATTCCTACCACAACGTGATGGTGAGGATATGCCTTGGGTTCGATTGTGGAATCATGGTTTTCAAGGACCAGGTGGTTGGTACATTGAGAATTCATTGACCACTTTGAATAAACAAGATCCAGTTAGTGAGTTCAATACTAAACTCTGGAACAATGGAACTGAGGATGGTAAAGACCAAGCCCGTAAACAGAAACGGCGTTTGAGTCACATTTCCAACATTTATGTGATCAAAGATCCTGCACATCCAGAAAACGAAGGAAAAGTTTTCCTATATCGTTATGGAAAGAAGATTTTTGATAAACTTAATGAGGCAATGAATCCTGATTTTGAGGATGAGAGTTCAATGAATCCATTTGACTTATGGGGTGGTGCAGATTTCAAATTGAAAATCCGAATGTTAGATGGATTTGTGAATTATGATAAGTCTGAATTCGATTCACCTTCTACATTGGGTGAGTTCGATGACGATGCACTTGAGGAAATCTATAACCAAGTTCATAGTCTAGTTGAGTTGATTGCAGAGGATCAGTTTAAACCTTATGATGAACTGAAAACTAAGATGGAAAAAGTTCTTGGTTTGGTAGAGGATACGGATACACAGTTTGATGTAGAGAAGTTTACTGCACCTAAGTCTGCTGATCCTGTCGTCACTAAATCCGATGATGTGTCTTCTAATACAGGGGATACGATGGACTACTTTGAGAAACTTGCAAATAGTGGTTCCTAAATAGTAATGAAGGGGGGGAGCAATCCACCACACTGCTCCCCCCCTTCATTCCTACCTGATTAAAACCCAAAAATAAAACGAACAAAATGGAGTTTCACTTGTCTAATATAGTAGAGGGAAATTTTATATTAAGGAGAATTGAATGAAAACGAGAAGTTTGTGGAGTGGAATCGCAATTGCTATAATTATGGGAATGATATTTGCAGGTGGTGTAACTATTGCAGATGCAGAACGTGAAGATCGTAGACGACAAGAACATAAACAATATGATGGTTCAGAACGCAGGTTTCATTGGGAGACTGTTTTGGGTTATTATCAGAATATGTGGTTTCATACCACATTTGTGTTGAAATTAGACGATAATACATTTGTTAGGGCAAGAGATGTTTATTCACGGGCATTGCATGATATCCATGAATCGAAAAATACCAAAGGGGTAAAACAACGGTTCAATATGCAATTGAAAAAAACTATTGGAGATGAGAATTTTAACAAATTGATGGAATCTTCTGGGAGAAAAAGATTTTTCTCAAGAAAAAATATCAAAATTGGTGAACAGGGTCGTGGTCGTAGTCGTAGATCAAGGGCAAGTGAAAAGAAACGAGAATCTCGTAATAGAGGTTCCGATAAGAAAGGTGGTGATAAAACTGGTACGCATAAAACGAAGAATCAGAAGAAAAGTTAGAGTACTGAGTCAAGTACTTAGTTAGGAACTAAAATAGAAATGGCCCGAAAGGGCCTTTTTTATTATGCATAAACTTGGTTCAGACCCTTCATTGTTTCGAGATAGTTGGTATCTACCGCAGTTTTATTGACATGAACTTCTGTTCCACGATTGGTTATGTTTGTTTGATTGGATGTTATTATTTGTCCACCAGGAGGCATTATATCTCCCTGTTCTTGAGTGAGTCCTTCTGCTGTCATTTGTTGTTGCAACATTGCTTGTGCTATTCCACCACCCATCCCCTCCACAACTAAAGTCTCTGCTGTGAATGTTCCTACTTCCTGTTTTTTTGCAATTCCTTCCTGTGTTCCAATTAGTTTGTTGATGAATGGAATTGCAGAAAGAGCTGTAAATATTCCAAGTGCAGGTATAAGTGCAAGGGAACTTATTGCAAATTTAGTTACTGCAAGGGCAAGTGTATTGAATCCCATTGCGAGTAGTGAAAGTCTTTCGGGATCACCAATTGTTGCCATTAGTGCAGCTAATCCAATCGATGCAATACCAAGTGCAATTAGTGGTACTACTGCAACTCCTGCCAATATCCCAAATATACCCAATGCAGCACCAAGTATGACAAATGCAGCTGCAAGTTTGATATAGTTCCAGAATGGTATTTCAGATAATTGAATCAAACTAGAGACTAGTGTTTTTATGAAATCTATGATTACCCTACCGATGGTGACTATTACCCTACCGATTGTTTCTATTACAGTTCCAATTGCTTTGAATATTCCAATTATACCTTTGAATACCCCACCAATAACAGATCCAATTGCATTTATGACGGTTGCAAATCCTTTGAAGAATTTCATTACTACACCGCCAACTGCCTTTATCACATTTGCCATTGCCCGTAATATCGGTACTATTACCTTTCCTGCAGCTTCGATTACTTTTGCATATCCTTCAAATACAGAGGTGAGTATTTTACCAATTGCACCCATTATTTTGACTATTACAGGTCCTGCGATTTTTAGTGCAGTTGCAAGAAGTATCATGTTAATGGAAAGTCCAGTTATTGCAGCTAATCCCATAGCAAGTGAATAAGGATCAATAGAACCAAGTGCTTTGAACATTCCTGCAATTCCTTCTCCGATACCTTTTAATACTTTTACGATTGCACCTGGGATTGCTTTGATCGCGGGTCCCAGACCAGATAAGAATCCAAGAAAGTTCGGCATAGGAGGATCTTTTGTTGCACCTTCTGGGATTGGGCCACCATCTCCTGCTCCTGCTTCTGCTGTTTGTTCAAGTAATTGTGTATGTCCTTGTATCGTTTCTGCAATTGTTTGTAGATATGGAGGACTACCAAAAAATGCTTCTTTGTTTACTTCTAATACATCTTCTAATGTT